ATGCAGTCGGCGGCGAAAGCCGCTGTGCAGAGCTTCTGCAAAACATTCCGGACCACAGTACTCTTTTCGAGAGAAAGACTACTGATGACGTCGCAACTCTTTTAGATCAGGCATTGTCTGAGGAAACTGACGATACAACAACTTCTGGCAATACGGCCAAGCAGGGCACAACTGCCACTGTAACATCCGTTGACACAGGAAACGTTGTAGATCAGGCTTTTAAAGAACTACTAGGAGAATAGGTTCTCTCTCCCCACAGGGGGGCACAGGGTTATCAGGTGCCCCAAACTTATTTATTTTCATAGGAGAGAAAAATGGCTAGAAAGGCAAAAGTAAGAACAGGGAAATTATCAATCGCAGATATGCGAAGCATGATTAACAAGAAAGCTGGTATTTCTGTAGCTCACAATTTGACAGAAGACAACCCTACAGAGGTTAAACAATGGATTCCAACTGGATCCAGATGGCTGGACTCAATTGTTTGTCGCGGCCGACTAGCTGGCATTCCAGTCGGAAAAGTGTCGGAAATCGCCGGCCTTGAGGCATCTGGAAAGAGTTATATGGCAGCACAGGTTGCCGCTAATGCTCAAAAGATGGGAATTGATGTTGTTTATTTTGATTCCGAGTCGGCTATTGATCCGACTTTTCTTGAACGTGCGGGCTGTGATGTAGGTCGGCTTCTTTATGTTCAAGCCCAGTCAGTTGAGTTTGTTCTGGAAACAATTGAAGATCTCTTAGTAAATAATGAAAGTCAAATGCTTTTTATCTGGGATTCTCTCGCGTTGACTCCTGCTATTAGTGATGTGGAAGGGGATTTTAATCCTCTATCTTCCATGGCAGTCAAGGCTCGTATTTTGGCCAAGGGAATGAGCAAATTAACAGTTCCCATTGCCAACAGTCAGTCGACATTTTTGGTTCTGAACCAATTAAAAACAAACATTACACGATCACCGTCTGAAGCCCTCGTTGAGCCTTACATGACTCCGGGAGGAAAAGCGCTGATCTATGCCTACTCATTACGAGTGTGGTTGACCGGCCGCAAAGCCAAAGCATCGTTTATTATGGATGATCACGGATTCAGAGTGGGTTCAGAAGTGAAAGCAACGCTGAAGAAGAGCCGATTCGGAACCCAAGGAAGACAGTGTACTTTTAAGATTCTGTGGGGAGATGAAATTGGAGTTCAAGACGAAGAGAGTTGGTTTGAAGCAATCAAAGGCTCCAATCATCTAAAATCTTCAGGAGCTTGGTACACAATGGACATGGGCAACGGCAAAGAAGTAAAATTCCAGCCGTCTAAGTGGAAGGAAAAGATTCAAGAAGATGAGTTCAAGGCCCGCGTTTTGGAAATTATGGATGAGGAAGTGATTCTTCGCTTTGACAAGCGCGACGGGGACGCAACAGAGTTTTATGATATCGAGGAATTGGAGGAAAAGTAAATGAGAGCTTTTAAATTAATAATTGTGGCTGGCTTGTTCATGTGGACAACTAACGCTAATGCAGGTCACTGTACGGATGTTTGCAAGGTTTGGGTCTATAATTACAACGCAGAGATCTGGACATATCAGACTCATGACTGTAATTACGCACATTCTATAGCGGATAGCCTAGAAGATGTAGAATATCAATATAATACATGCTACAATAGTCAGCGTTATTATACCTACCGCGGCCACAGATATTGGCGAAGAGGCCGACATTACCAACGCCGTTACTACCGTGGTTATAACCACCGGATCCGAAAATATAACAAACGCCGCCACCAGCGCCGCAACCGACGCCACCGGAAATATCATCGCCGTCACCATTAATAAATGTGCTTAAGTTGCCTTAACGCATATTTATACTATGACCAAAGAAGATTTCATAAATTGTATAAAAGCAGATTTCCCAGATCTTAAGGTTCAAGTAGCATATATGTATATTGGCGACGACAGAGAAGAAGAAACTTTGTTAATTAACAATTGGGAATTTGGAATCAGATGGTCACCAGGAATAAACAAACTAAAAGAAGAAGATACAACTGTACTTCTAGAAAGATGTCGAGAGAATATCTTCTATTTCCTGGCCAAAAAAGAAAAACCAGAAGATGCTTGACAAATTTCATTAAATTTGATATAGTGTGTATATGAATAATAAAAAAGATAGAGTATTAATTATCGACGCCCTGAACATGTATTACAGGGCATACATTGTGGATCCGAGTTTATCAACAAACGGACAGCCAATCGGAGGAATGAAAGGGTTCCTCAAGATCATGCAGAAACTGATCAGAGAAACTAGCCCTGATTCAGTTGTTGTTGCCTGGGACGGCCCAGGAGGCTCTAGGAAGAAGAAGACGATGAACAAGGGCTACAAAGACGGTAGAAAGCCTTTGCGCCTTAACAGAGGCATTCAGGGGCTTTTAACAGAGAACCAAGAACTAGAGAACAAAATTTGGCAACAAACCAGGCTTATTGAATATCTTAATCAACTGCCTATCTCCCAGATAATGCTTCCGGAAATCGAAGCCGATGATGTTATCGCTTATGTTATTAAGATGTCATCTCTGGCGGGGAAACAAAAGGTAATCGTAAGCAGCGATAAAGACTTTATTCAATTGTGCGATGATGAGACGGTACTCTACCGCCCGATCCAAAAAGAGGTACTTAATGTGCCCACTGTGGTAGAAAAATTTGGGATCCATCCAATGAATTTTGCCCTTGCTCGTGCAATTGCTGGAGACAAGAGCGACAATTTACCCGGCGTCCAAGGGGCCGGCCTGAAGAGTATTGCTAAGAGGTTTCCATTTATGTCGCAGGATACAGAATGTGAGTTGATTGATATCTTAGAAGTATGCCAGGATCCCGACCGCAAGCTAAAACTTTATGAGAACATTATTGAAAATAAAGATTTGATCCATGACAATTATCGGATAATGCAATTGTATTATCCGAACATATCGCCACAATCCAAGGCAGTTATAGATAACTCTATTAATAATCTAGATTGCAGCTTTAATAAGACCGAATTCCTAAAGATGGGTAATGAAGATGGTCTTGGAGCATATGACTGGAGCACACTATATCAGACCTGTCAACATATTATTTTTAAAAACTGTTGACATTTTCTGTGAAAGTGTGTTATAGTATAGATTATTAAAGAGAGAGAATATGACAAAAGAAGAGAAGGTAAATTTTTCAAAATTTGGGAGATCGTTTCAAGAGGACTTGTGTCAATTAATTTTGGATGACAGAGTTTTTTGCGATCAAATCGAAGAGGTTTTAGATGTAGAGTTTCTAGAGTTAAAATTTCTACGCACCTTCGTAAAAAAGATCTTAATTTACAGAGAAGAGTACAAAGTACACCCATCATATAAGATGATGGCCACTATTTTCAGGACGGAAATGGATAATGTTGATGAAGCAACAAAGGTTCAGTCCCGTGATTTTTTAGCTAGAATATATAGATCGGACTTGGCAGTTGAGGGTTCTGAATATATCAAGAGAACTGCCATTGACTTCTGCAAAAAGCAAAAACTAAAAGAGGCCATTCTAAAAAGTGTTAAACTCTTAGATCAATCATCATATGATGAGATTTCCACTGTTATCAACGAAGCTATTAAGCTAGGTGATGATAATGATTTTGGTTATGATTATCTCAGGGACTTTGAAGAGAGGTTTTTGGTCAAAGCCCGTAGTCCAATTACTACAGGCTGGGAAAACATCGACAATTTATGTAAAGGCGGCTTGGGCATCGGAGAACTTGGTGTAGTCATAGCTCCTACAGGAGCCGGAAAGTCTATGGTCCTGGTTCATCTTGGCACACAGGCACTCAAAGCAGGGAAGACAGTTGTACATTATACTCTAGAACTTCAAGATACTGTTATTGGAAATCGATATGACAGTTGTCTCACAGGAGTTAAATTGGGGGAATTAACCGTCTTCAAAGAGCAAATTTATGAAAAGGTTTCTGACTTGGAAGGAAAATTAATTATTAAAGAATATCCTACTAAATCAGCCAGCACTAAAAGTATATTTAACCACTTGTCAAGATTAAGGAAACGCGGAATTGAACCCGACATGCTCATCGTAGATTATGCAGATTTACTTAAGCCAAAGGTGGATCGAAAAGAGAAAAGAATGGAGCTAGAATCTATTTATGAAGAGCTACGAGGCTTGGGTCAAGAATTCAAGGCAACAGTCTGGACAGCATCACAAACAAATAGGTCAGGCCTCAATGCAGAAGTTATTACTATGGAATCAATCTCAGAAGCGTTCAATAAATGTTTTGTTGCAGACTTTATATTTTCAGTCTCCAGAACTATCCAAGATAAGAGCGCCAATACAGGCCGCATATTTGTGGCGAAAAACAGGAATGGTCCGGACGGACTGATCTTCCCTGCGAATATGGACACATCTAATGTTAAAATAGAAGTGCTAAAACAATCGGAAGAAACAATAGAATCAATCGCCGCATCAACGGCCGTAGAACAAAAAAAGCTTTTAAAAGAAAAATACAGCAAATTCAAAAACGGAGGAAGACAATGAAAAAAGAAGAAACTGTTAGAGAGAAGACGCTAGAATACTTCAATGGAGATGATCTGGCAACAAATGTCTGGATGACAAAATATGCCCTAAAAGATAAAAAGGGAAATTTCGTTGAAGAGACACCAGATGATATGCACAAGAGACTGGCAAAAGAATTCGCGAGAATAGAAGAAAAATTTGGTGAAAATGCCGCCAGCTATGATCAGATCTATGAAGCCATCAAGGGTTTTAAATATATCGTTCCGCAAGGAAGCCCGATGATGGGGGTTGGCAACAACCATGTTAATGTTTCTCTTTCTAATTGTGTAGTGGTAGATTCTCCGAAAGATAACATTTCTTCTATTATGGAATCCGGAAAACAATTGGCCAATTTATTCAAGAGAAGGTGTGGAGTGGGGTTGGATATATCAGAACTGCGCCCTGACGGAGCATTCGTCAATAATTCCGCAGGAACAACCACCGGCGCATGGTCTTTCGCAGACTTTTATTCCTATGTATGCAGAATGATCGGCCAAAACGGACGCCGCGGCGCCTTGATGGTAACTATGGATGTGCGACATCCAGACATTGAACAATTCATTACAATGAAACATGATTTGACAAAAGTTACCGGAGCCAACGTATCAGTAAAGATAACGGATAATTTTATGCACGCAGTGGAGGCTAATGAAGATTTCGAACTTCAATTCCCGGTCGATTCCGAAGAACCTGCTTACACCAAAACAGTGAAAGCTAGAGAGTTGTGGGATTTGATTGTAGAATCCGCGACGAAGACGGCCGAGCCCGGGCTGATGATGTGGGACAACATTATTAATAATTTACCAGCACATTGTTATAAAGATAAGGGTTTTAAGACGCTAACAACAAATCCATGTGGAGAGATCCCTCTTTCTGCTTATGATTCTTGTCGGCTGATCTCTGTTAACCTTAAGAATTTCGTTAAAAATAGGTTTACAACTTCTGCAGAGTTTGATTTCGATCATTTCAAGGAAGTGGTTTCTTTGTCTATGAGATTATCTGATGACTTGGTAGAACTTGAAATTGAAAAGTTAGATAACATAATTAGCGTGTGTGATACCGATGAAGAAAAAGAGATGTGGCAGAATCTACTTAACGCATGCGAGAACGGCCGAAGAACTGGCCTGGGTACGCATGGACTGGCAGATGCATTGGCTAACTTGAGCGTTAAATATGACAGCATAGAGGCAGAGGAAATCATCGACAAAATCTATACAACATTTCGTGACGCTGCATATGAAGAGAGCGTAAGGCTAGCCCAAGAACGCGGAGCCTTTCCGGTATTTGATTGGGACACAGAGAAAAACAATTCCTATATTTCGAGACTGCCAAAAATTTTGCGGGACAAAATTTCCAGATTTGGAAGACGCAATATTTCTATTTTGACAAATGCTCCCACGGGATCAGTTTCAATCATGTCGCAGACTAGTTCAGGCTTGGAGCCTGTTTTTAGAAACAGTTATAGACGCCGACGCAAGCTTTCTCACAACGAGAAGCACGTAACGCCGGATTTTGTGGACCCGCTCGGGGATAAATGGCTCGAATATGAAGTGTATCATCATAACGTTGAGGAGTGGAAACGAACCACCAAAGATAAATCCGGAGAGATCCCAGACTTCTTTGTGACAAGTGATGAGATCGATTGGAAAAGAAGAGTGATGATTCAATCAATCATTCAGAGGTCCGTTGATCACTCTATTAGTTCAACTATCAATCTTCCGAAAGGCACGGACCCTTCTACCGTAGCGGAGCTTTATCTTCTTGGTTGGAAATTAGGTCTCAAAGGGATCACGGTATATGTTGATGGCTCGCGCTCTGGGGTTCTTGTTACAGAAGATGAACAGACAGAATTTCCAGAAACAACACCTCCATCGCGCCCAGAAATTCTCGATTGTGATATTCATCACACAACCATCAAGGGGGAAAAATGGACTATTCTTGTTGGCTTGATGGACAATAAACCATATGAGGTTATGGGCGGATTATCAAATCTTATTGAGATTCCTAAAAACTTAACTAAGGGCGAGTTAACGAAGGTCAGATTTAAAACTAAAAATAATCGTTATGATCTTGAAGTTGGGAAAAATGGGGACTCAATGATCGTCCGAGACATTGTGAAGATCTTTGATAATCCAGAAAATTCAGCATTCACAAGAATTATTTCTCTTGGACTTCGCCATGGCGCAAGTATTCAATATATGGTTGAACAACTTCAAAAAGACAAGGACAGCGATATGTTCAGTTTTTCAAGGTGTATTTCTCGAATTCTTAAAAACTATATTCAAGATGGAACACTGGCAACAGATAACACTTGTTCTATGTGTGAAACAGAGGGTCTAATTTATGTCGAAGGTTGTGTAACTTGCAGTAATTGCGGTTATGCAAAATGTGGCTAAAAAAGACTTCACAAATCAAACATAAAGTGTTACTATATATAAATAAGTAATGGAGGAAAATTAATGGCAGGATCAAGATATGGAGACGGAGCACAGATCTCGGGATCGCTGGCAGTATCAGGTTCCGCCACTTTTAACGAAGAAAGCCAGGATGTAGACTTCCGAATTGAATCTG